CTGACCATTTCCCTTTGAGTCGTCGTGAGCTTGAGGCTAAGGGTGATCCGAACCCTGACAGCCCTAAGCACCTACGACCCTTGTGCACGTCGTGCCATAACAAGGAGACGGCTAAGCATCAACCGGGCGGTTGGGCGCATGAGCGAGGCGCACAGAGTGTGACGCTGAACGCTTACGGTCGGTTCGCAGATGACGCCGATTCGTCGCGCTGAGTGCCTACCCCCTGGGGGGTGACCCCCTCCCCCCTCTCACACGGAGCGGCAGGGAGGCAAAAAGCTACACCCGCAGCTAGAGCAGTTTGCGCGGAGATCACTAAGCGTTAGGGAGGTGTCCTCATGGCAGACCCGATGCGGGTCAAGCCCCCGCTACAGGTGGTGCGTGAGGGCAACCCTGGTAAGCGTCCCATCCGTGAGGGTGTGGCCGTGCCTAGCTCCTCGCTGACTGAGCCTGACTGGTCTACGACGTTCGGCCCCGTGCGCGGGAACTCTGAGCTGACCAAGGTCAACGCTCGCTGTCGTGAGGTTGCGTCTGAGGAGTGGCGGCGGGTCGTTCCGGCGCTGACTCACTCGGCCGGTCTTGGTGACGTAGACGTTGCCACGCTTAAGGACTACTGCATTTGTGTCGCTCGTATCGACCAATGCGAACGCGAGATTTCCCGTAACGGCATCCTTATGCAGGGTGAACGAGGGATGCAGAAGAACGGCGCTACCACCATTGTGGGTCAGTACCGTTCACAGCTTGCCCGGTACATCGGAGAGCTAGGACTTTCCCCCTCATCTCGTGGGCGCATTGCACCGCCCAAGAGTGAAGGGGAGCAGGATGACGACGTTTTCGACTGACGAGTTTGACCCCTCGTCGCTGCCCGTTCCGTATGACGCTCTGATTGAGCTTGGCATGACGGACGAGGAGATTAGGGACGCTTGGGAGCGTCGCCCCCTCGTCAATGCTTTCCAGGCTCCTGAGCGTGAGGGCGCGTACTTCTCTGTTGCTCACGCTGCCCGTGCGCTTAAGGCTATTGAGTCGTTCAAGCACACCAAGGGCCGGTGGGGTAACTCGCCTCTCAAGTTGCAGACTTGGCAGAAGGTGTGGGTTGTCTTCCCCATCTTCGGGTGGCTTTGGTATGACGACGAGGTTGGGCGGGACGTTCGCGTTACTCGCTCGGTCTGGATTGAGGTTCCGCGTAAGGCGGGTAAGTCAACTCTCTCCTCTGGCATTGGCCTAGCGCTGTTGCTCGCGGATCGTGAGGTTGGCGCTGAGGTCTACGCCGCCGCAGGATCGCTTGAGCAGGCCCGGCGCGTGTACGAGGACGCCAAGCGTATGGCGGAGACTTCCAAGGCCGTACGTGGGCGCGTAGAGATCCTGAGGAACGTTCTCCGGGTGCCTCGCACGGGTGGTGTCTTCCGCGCGCTGTCTAAGATCGCTGAGACTGCCCACGGACTGAACGTGTCCGGCGCGATCATTGATGAGGTTCACGTTCACAAGTCGCGTGACCTCGTTGACGCTATCGAGACCGGTACGGGTGCCCGTGATCAGCCGCTAATCGTGTTCATCACGACGGCTGACGAGGGTGAAGAAGGCAGCATTTACGACGAGAAGCACACTTACACTCGTCGTGTCGCTGAGGGTGTGGTTAAGGACCCCGGTCACTACGGCGTCATTTGGGCTGCTGCTGAGGATGCCGACCCTTTCTCTGAGGAGACGTGGCGTAGGGCTAACCCGGGTCTTGGTGTTTCCCCCTCGCTGTCTTACCTCCGTCGCGAGGCTGAAAAGGCTAAGTCAACCCCCTCGTACTTCCCTACGTTCTGTCGCCTGTCTCTCAATCGTCGTATGCGCTCGTCTACGCGTTGGCTGCCTATGCCTTTGTGGGATGAGAACGCCGGAACGGTTGATGAGAAGCGTTTCCGCTATCGGCGTGCTTGGGGTGGCGTTGACCTTTCGGCCGTGTCTGACCTTTCCGCTTGGGTTCTCGCTGTTGAGTCTCGGCAACCGGGGGTTGAGCTAGAGCTTGTCTCGCGCTTCTGGCTGCCTGAGGAGCGGGTTGACGAGCTTGAGGCCCAACTACAGATGCCGTTGCGTCAGTGGGCCCGTGACGGCTTCCTGACCCTCACTGAGGGCGACGCTATCGACTACGGCGCGATTGAGAAGCAGATCATTGCCGACTGTCGCCGGTTGAACGTGCAGCGCGTGAGCTATGACCGCATGTTTGCGGGGCAGCTTGTGCAGCGCGTTGACCAGAAGACCAAGGGCGTTGATGTGGTGCCGATCGCGCAGACCTACTTGGGTATGTCGCCCGGTTCTAAGGAGCTTGAGCGGCTGCTACGTGAGGGGCGCGTCAAGCATGGTGGTAATCCCATCTTGCGTTGGAACGCTGCTTGCGTGGAAATCTACGCGGACGGTAACGACAACATCCGTCCCCGGAAGCCGGACCGTCATCAGTCGTCGGCCCGTATTGACGGCATTGCAGCCGCTGTGATGGCTCTTGACGGTTATGTCCGTCGCCCGATTAAGAAGGCTCGCGCTGCGAGTGCTTAGCACCTACTGAATTCAGCAACTGACCACCTAGGGAAGGGGGTTGACGCATGGCTGAGACCCCCCTTGAGGTCGTGAACCGGCTATACGCCAAGCTCAAGCGACGTGCCAGTAACGCCAAGAAGTACGGCGCTTACTACAACGGCGATCACAACCTAAAGTTTGCGTCTCCTGAGTTCTCGACCATTGCCGGTGACCTGTTTGATGGGTTCTCGGACAACTGGTGTCAAGTGATCGTTGATTCGACGCTTGAGCGGTTGATGCCTATGGCGTTCCGTCTTGATGACGGTTCGCTTGACTCGGTCGCTTGGGATTCTTGGCGCCGCAATGAGTGTGATGTTGAGATTGGGCTTGCTCTTCTTGAGTCGCTGATTTCGGGTCGCTCGTATGCGCTCGTGTGGCGTCCGGATGGGCCGGATACTGAGATCACGTTCTATGACGCCACGAGCGCCATTGTTGAGTATGTGCCCGGCAAGCGTCGGGTACGGCGATACGGTCTGATCACGTGGACGGATGACGAGCGCGAGAATGTCACGCTCTTCACTGCTGACCGCGTGTTCAAGTTCTCGCGTCCGATCGGTCACGCTGCCCGGTACGACTACGCCGACAACAACATTGGCGTTCTCGGCGGTTCGGCATGGTCGCTTGACGCTGAGATGCCTAACCCGCTCAAGGTGGTCCCGCTCGTCCCGTTTGAGAATCGTGCTCGCCTACAGGGCAAGCCGGTTTCGGAGATTGCCAACGTTGCTCCGCTACAGGACACCGTTAACACTCTCTGGGCTCACCTCCTGACCAACTCTGACGCTCTCGCGGTTCCCGCTCGTGTGGTTACCGGCATGGACCGGCCTACGCGTGAGATCACGGACGATGAGGGTGAGGTTGTCGGGGAGGAAGACCTACCGCTAGAGCCGTACCGGTCTAACCGGCTGCTTTGGCTTGAGTCTGAGTCTGCGGGTATCGCTGAGTTCTCGGCTGCTGATCTCAGCAACTACACGAACGTTATCGGTACGGCTGTCCAGCACATTGCGGCGCAGACGCGCACACCCCCGCATTACCTGCTTGGTCAGGTAGTCAACATCAGTGCGGACGCTCTAGCGGCTGCTGAGTCTGGTCTTGTGGCCAAGGTGACTGAGCGGCAACGGTTCTTCGGTGCCTCGCTACGTGAGCTTATGCGGCTGGATGCGTTGGCCAAGGGGGATACCTCCCGTGCTGACGCGCTCGCGCTTGGTTCGGTTGTGTGGCGTGATCCGCAGTTCCGTTCTGACGCTCAGTACGCGGACGCGCTCACCAAGCTCAAGGCAATCAACGTTCCGGACGAGGCGCTGTGGGAGCGAATCCCGGGTGTTACGCCGGATGAGATTGAGCGTTGGAAGACCATGCGCAATGACCAGGCATCGGCAATCGTCGGTGGGGACATTGCGGGGCTGTTCGGTCCTAAGCCGGATCCGGCAGCCGATGTACAGACGGACGGGGCACCGGAGGGGGTCTAGTTGGCTACCTCCGGGGCTCTGGCCCAAGCTAGGTATGACGCGACCACATCGGTTACGCGAGGCGTTCTAACGGCCGTACAGGGGCTTTGGCGCGATGCCACCCCCGACCGAATCCTAAGCGCGATGCAAGGGGAAACGGGCCGACAGATCCTCAATGCTGTTCTTGCC